CGGAGCCGACCACCGCTGGTTTTATCGCTATGGAGTACCTTTTATCATTCATTCTCAAGACAAAAGACAAAAGGTCAATGGTCGAATCTTTGGAGAAGTAAGCAAAAGGGACTACGTGGTTGTGCGTAGTCCCTAATGATACTTCTTGTGCTGTAATAGCCCATGGAGGTTTGTACAAGAAAGGTATTCACTATGAACGTACCCTACAGTGTGTGGTAACAATAGGACTAATGGCTTAGCCCCTATCGCTCCACACTTGTAGACTACCATAAGTGGTACCTCTAATTGCATATTGTCTTTATTTATTTTTAGAAAATACTTGACAAAAGCTTTTTACTGCGTTCCGTTGGATATTATATATCTGTGCTTCACTGTAACACATATCCTCGATGACCTCCTTCATGCTCATTCCAAAGTAATATCTGTTCTCTAAGAACGTACGCTCAATGTCATTAGGTATCTTACATATCAATGTCCATAGCTCATATCGTTCCTTGGATAGTATCCGGAATTCATTATTAAGGTCACGCTGTGCAGTATTTAAATTAAGCTGTTGCTCTGGTGTATTCGACCGTTCATCTTGTGCTTCCACCTCCAGGCGTTGTAGATGTGACTCAATGTCTTTCATGCGCCTACGACTATTCAGTAACCGTTGTAGCTTCCTAACCCCTGGATGCTTACTCCCAGTACATGACTTAGTATTCATAGGCATCACCTAAGATAGCTTATGATGAGGAGCCAATACTTCCTCAGAATCAAACTTAAGAGTAGCACTCTTACATTGATCATGAACGGCAAGCATCATAGCATTAACCAATAAGGGGATATGATTATCATCTTTAGAGAACTGCTTAGCAACGGCAGTCACCAACTTAGTAGCCATATAGATTGCCGTAGTAGGATTTGCATTTTCAATAGTGATATTACATGTTTCTGCATCATTGTTAGACTCAACAATAATACGTGCTGTTTTATCTTCCATAATAGGCCTCCTATACTTCTTGCCATTCCTGCAAGATTTCACTATACCGATACATAGTAATGTTAGTTAACTGATACGCAGCATCGTTTAAGTTATATCGATTAATCCACGCACGGTAGACATCGGTTAAGTAGTCTTTTAATTCAGCCTTTTGGCTAGGTGTAATCACATTGTCATGAAGGTAGTACACCTCTTCACCTTGGTCTACCTCATCTTGACATCGCTTAATGTCATTCTGAATAACTTCATCTACATTGATGTGACCTGGGTATGGTACAGCACGACCGATTACAATGGTCATTCCTTCACATGGGTTACATTGTTTAGCTATCCAATGTAGCTCATTTAATGCTTCATCCCAGGTATCACACGCCATAATATATTCATGACGATCTAATGTGACGTATCCGCCAAATAGTGGTTTCATTTCATCACCTCATTAATGTACCTATCCAAATACCATCGTGCTTTTTTTAGGTCCTCTAGTTTATCGCCTTTAGAACCGGCACGAGCGATATATTTAATAACATTCCCTAGATGGAACGATAAACCTTGGTCTTCAATGAAATCGATAACTTCAATCTTGCCACGATTATAATGTGAAGGATGGTCAACCACATTAGAAATTGAGATAGGCTTCACGTCAGTAGTAACCAATAAGGCTTTTGTACTATCTGCTGTAATATAAGATTCAGTAGTTTCCATTTTAGAAATAACTGGGGGCACTTCATCAACCTTTTTAGATTGATTATCTTTAGGTAATACCTTTTTCTTAGGTTTATTCAACATATCTCTACAAGCAGGACAATTCACTGCAGGTCTACCTTTGCCTGTCTGCTCGAACATCTTGCCACAGTTCTTACATTTAGTCATAACTTTCTCCTTCACTTCCTCTTTAACCGATTCATCTTTAGTAGGTGGTGTATCCTTATTAAGGATAGCCATCAGTTCTTCTTTAGCACATTGTGCACAGTACTGTTCATCTTTCTTAGCTAGGAATGTACGTCCACACCGAACACATTTTCTTGCAAGTGGCATCTTATAGTCTCCTTTCTAAATATGGTTCATGGCTTTCCATTCTTCTAATAGGAAGATAGCCTTACCATGTTTTTGAGCATATTCATATTCACCCTTACAACCACGGCTATTTCCCCAATCGTCACAAAGCACTAAAATGTCACAATGGCTAAGTAGACCTAAGCAGATATCTAATCCCTTTTGGTAATCATTACCAGTCAGATATACATACCCATAGTTATGGATAGGTGATACGTAGTCATGCGTTAAATCATTTAGTACTAACTCACCCATGATTGCATCAATCTTTTTACGGTTGCTTTCCTTACCACCATAAGGATGCGCAACATATACAAGTTTTTTATTCATAGCTTCAACCTTTCACTGTAGTTCATCTAATGTTTCAATGTGTACCCATATCCCAGTAACTGGGTTCCAGTACTTTTCAGTAACCTCACTGCACACCTGGGCATCATCATTCCAATAGTTTAGCGAAGTCATACAATCTTTAAACAATTTAATTAGGTTATCTGTATCAGGCTTAGTGGTTTTCCATTGAGCCTTTTTACAGTTAGCCTTACCAAAGCACCACTTGGTAACCAATCTAATAGGACCTTGTATTGGATCCATAGGAGCATGTGGCGCAAGCTCTTCTGTGAATAATTTTCTAATAGCCTTTACATTTTCCGAATCATAGAATATTGGCTTACCATTTTTTATGGTTACCTGTTTCTGTTGATGGGTACCTGTTGGAACCTTCCGAAGAGGGATAAAGAATTCAATTACCATTCTTATCACCTCTCATAGCCTGGTAACGTTCATACCTAGCTCTGTCATGAGCTTCCCATACTTCAACTGGAACACCGAATATACGGTCAGTAATTGTAAATGTCTTAATTTGATGAGCATTCACTTCAACAATAAGCAAGTGTTCAAAGTATCTATCATAAAGAGGTAACCAATTCCTTTTTGATATATGCATATTTACGACTGGCTTAAAGCTTTTAAATGGTTTCACTTCATCAAAATCACGCAACCAATCATTATCGCCTGGTATAAAGCACCACCCTGCACACTTGCTACCATCGTTCATGGTTATTCGTAGTCGTACCCATAATTCATGGTGCCAGTCACTCGATATAATTGGATCCCAAACCATATTTATTACACTTCCTTAATCTATGTCTAATACGCTTAATGTTGTTACCAATATAAGCGCCTACATCACATCGCAAGTTACGTTCTTTAAGTAGTCTATCCATTCTAGCTTTGTACATTATGTAGCTCACACATGTACCATGACAGCCAACTGTACACAGCTCACAATTTTTACATGGAGTTTTCATATAATCACTCCTTAATGTAATCTTTAATAAGATAGGTTTTACTTTCAAAAACTACCCATGCTGTATTTTCATAACGATGACGCTTTTCCCATGCTTGA